ATGGCAAGTATCGACAATATCGCCGGCTGGCGGGAAGAATATGAATATCTTGAATACGGTGACGGCACTGATGCAGCGACCGACGATCCTATTAGAGGCGTTTGGCGTGCCCATAAAAACAAGTTTGTCCATGGAATGCCTCCCAAACCCCCGATTTCCCAGGTTCTGCATCTGGTTGAAGTGATGCTCGGCAATGAGGAAACGAGAAGTGCCATGAAGGAGCTCTCCGATTGGTGGGACCTTTTGGAAAAAAAGGGTCCCTTCGAAGATGACGATCCTGAAATGGCTCTTTTTCCCGATGAGGCCGTCCAGTTGCTGATCGAATTCTGGCAGTGGTTCTGTTTCAAGGCGGGGTATCCTCATCTTGGCCAGGTTTTTGACCACGTCGCTACAGAAGTCGCTGATGAGATTCTGCAGGGTCGTCTTCCCGGTGTTCATGCACGCGAGACCGAGGAATATCTGCTTCAGAATTTCAGCCTTTTTGTCAGCGCAGATGATGAAGGGGCGTCGCAATGAAAAAGCAAAAGGTGGTCCTCCTGGACCAGGCTCAAATCGGAACAATTCTCAAGTCGGGCGGGTTTGCGGCTCTTGATGCCGTCGTCGGGCGCGGCGACAAGTTTCTGCTCGTCGAGCAAGCAATTTGCCCTGAGGTTGCGCTCTAGAACAATTCGCGAACATATTGGTGTTGACAAGCAGGATCGAAACACATGGCAAGTATCGACAATATCGCCGGCTGGCGGGAAGAATATGAATATCTTGAATATGGTGACGGCACTGATGCTGCGACCGACGATCCTGCTAGAGGCGTTTGGCGTGCCCATAAAAACAAGTTTGTCCATGGAATGCCTCCCAAACCCCCGATTTCCCAGGTTCTGCATCTGGTTGAGGTGATGCTCGGCAATGAGGAAACGAGAAGCGCCATGAAGGAACTCTCCGATTGGTGGGAACTTTTGGAAGAAAAGGGTCCCTTCGAAGATGACGACCCTGAAATGGCTCTTTTTCCCGATGAGGCCGTCCAGTTGCTGATTGAATTCTGGCAATGGTTCTGTTTCAAGGCCGGGTATCCTCATCTTGGCCAGGTTTTTAACTTTGTTGCCAAAGAAGTCGCTAATAAGATTCTACAGGGTCGTCTACCCGGTGTTCACGCACGCGAGACCGAGGAATATCTGCTTCAGAATTTCAGCCTTTTTGTCAGCGCAGATGATGAAGGGGCGTCGCAATGAAAAAGAAAAAAGTGGTCCTTCTGGACCAGGCTCAAATCGGGAGGATTCTCAAGTCGGGCGGGTTTGCGGCTCTTGATGCCGTCATCGGGCGGGGCGACAAGTTTCTGTTCGCTGCCCAAGCATTTCAGGCGGACAAGGATTTCGACAAGATCCCCGAATCTGAACGGGCGGCTTTCAAGGCGTGGCTCCAAGAGAAAACATATGCCGGCAAAGTCGTCACCGTCGACGACATAGATACAACCTCAAAAAAAGAACAAAAGGGGTACGACCCGGAGGGCCGGGCCGGCAGGCGCGGCACCAACAAGGAACTCTGGGATATGAGTGCCCGGAAATTCATGTTGGAGAACCAGGACATCTATGACTTTGAGGTCATTAGCGCGGACCACGCGTTCCTTGACAACAGGGTTGGAAAACATCATCCGCTGAAGCGCATTCACTTCGAGCGCGTCAGCATGAAATCCCTCATGAGCTGGTTGCTGGTGCACCCGAATGTTGACCTTACAGAAGCAAACTTCAATTCCATTCGCGAAACTGCTCTCAAGGGACATTTTGGCGAAAGTCATCACCTTGAGAAGCTGCAGCCGGATGTTCCGGAAAGTTACGAAGCTGCGCTCAAGCTGAAGGAAGAAGCTCGGCAAACGAATGTCTTGGAGGATCGTGAGAAGCGCAAGACCAACAGAAAACGGGCTGCAAAAAGAGGCCGGAAGCTGTTCGATCTTGGTGCGCCGATCTTTATTACCGGTGCTGCTGCCTATGCGATGCACGATCTGATTACAAGAGAAGCGGAGGAAAGCGGACTTCCCTATCTGGAGGCTGCTCAATCGCTTGGGATCGAGTTTACGAGGGAACAGCTCAAGAACCTGGCGGCCGAAGCCGGTATCGACCTTGCCATTACCTTCACGCCGATCGGACCGTTGAAGAAAGCCTGGGACGTCCTGGGCAATATCGACGATGTCGTGTCGCTAATGCAGCTTTACGGTGAAGCCTATCCGGACAACGAAGTGATCCAGCAGATGGCAGGGCTTGCCGACGATGTCGCGGACTCAGCCGCGCTTGCCGCCTATGTGGAAGGACGCGATGCGCTGACCGGGGCGGTTGGCGGGGTTCTCGACGGGGTGTTTGGCAGTGCCGAAAGCGAGGAAGAGGCCGCCGAGGCGATCGGCAAGGTGCGCGGTGCGATCCGGACCGGCGGCGAAGAGCTGGACGCAGCGCTGGCCAACGGCGCAGGCACGAACGAACTCACCGATCTGCTGCTGCACCGGGCGGAGGAAAGCGCACCGGCACGGCTGGTGGAACCGGATTTCCGCAATCCGGACCTGTCGCCCGGGCGCGTGCTTGAGGGCGAGGCACCGCTGTCGGATGTCGACCGGTTGCCGGGGTCCGACCCGATCCTGCCGCCCTCGATCTGGCCCGAGGAACGCCTGCATGGGGCGGGGCGGAGCGGCGCGGATGATTTGGCCGCAGCATCGGGCCAGGCCGGATCTGGAGCAACAGGTTCGTTTTCGGGCCGCAAGACATCCTATGACCGGATCAGGCGCTTTGGCGGAAGCCCGGAAGAAGAAGCGCAGGCGCTTGCGGAATACAATGCACAACTGAAGCAGAGCCTCATCTACATGCGGGGCGACGAGGAGGTTGCCAAGGTGACTGCTGCGCGGATCCTGGCGCTTGAATGGGGTCTGACGGCCTTTGCCACCCATGAGGACGGCACGGTGATCAAGTATCCCGTGGAGAAGGTCTACAGCGATCTGGAAGAGGACGGTTTCCGCTATGTGCGCGAGGATGCGGAGCAGGCACTGACAGAACGGGGGATCAGGGCGAAACAGGTCTATGTGATGCCGAACCGGCGAACGGGGAGTGACTGGCTGCAGGGGGGATATGACGAAGACGGTTATGGCCCGCGGATGACGCTGTCCTATGACGATGAGGCGGGTGAGCGGCGTGTGGTGACGGAGAGTTTCCAGGCGAATGTGGACCGGGCCTGGCAGCGCAGCCGCATGACCCATATGGCGCAGCTAAGGAAAAAGGCCGAGGAATTCGGCCTGACACAACCCAAACAGTCCGAGGCGGAAGCCAAGCCAATGGTCCCCGAAGCGCCTGCTGCACCTCAGGGTGTGCCGGCAGCTCCATCAGAGCACCCGGACCCAACCGAAAATTCAGTTGGACAACCTGAAAGAAGTCCTGAATTGCGTCCGATGCCAAGGGTGCAGCCAATGCCTTCCGGCTACGGAGTTGCAGGCACCAAACCTTTACCGGGAGCAAATTCAGGACCCTGATGCCAAGGTTGGTCATGACCTAAATGCCCGGCGGGGGCGCGTTTCGCAAACAGTCGCCCCAATGGGGCGGTTCATGTCTGGAGGGTGTCATTCGAACCTCAAATAGAAAATCAGTGCGGCCTGCAGAAAAGACCTTGCCGCACGCAGAAGCTCTGAAATGGCCGTCTCAGTCGGCACGGAAGAAGGCGTGCGCAGCGTTCTGTGCGCATATCGCAGCCGGGTATTCGGTCGAGAGCTTCCCGGAAGCCGATCGGAAAACCTTGCGTTACTACGCAGAACAATTTCCCGAAGATTTCCCGTCCGCGCAACTGGAAGAAGCGGCGCGGCGTGGATTGCTGGAATGGGAAAAGATCGGCAAGGAGGGCGCGCGGGGGGATCTTGCGAAATTCAACGCCAGCGCCTGGGCGTTCAACATGAAGAACAGGGCCGGATGGCGCGACCGTTCGGAAGTTGACACATGGAACGTGCTGAGCAGCCCGGAGGAAGCCTCCCGGATTGAAAAACTCAAGCCACGCAGTTCCGCCGAAATCGCTCTGGGCGTGATGGCGCTGTTAACGAGCGAGGATGCAAAAGGGAATGACGACAACCCTTCAGACCCTGATTGATCACATAGAAACCATGGACGCACCGGAAAGGGTCGCGCTGCAAAAACAACTGGACGAGGCCGGTGTCCTGGACCAGTTCGATGTCTGGCAACCACAGCCGGGACCGCAAACCGAAGGTTATTTTTCAGAAGCCGACCTCACTCTTTACGGCGGCGCAGCAGGTGGCGGAAAGACGGACCTGATTGCCGGTCTGGCCTTGTGCGCACATCACAAGGCGGCGATCTACCGGCAGTCACTGAAGTCGCTGAAAGGCCTGATCGAGCGCATGAATACCTTGATGCGCTCCGCCGGGCTCGGGAAAATCGCGGGTAATCCGCCACGCTGGACCGGGCCTGATGAGCGGATGATCGAATTCGGTCATCTCGGGCTCCCCGGTTCAGAAGAAGACTGGCAGGGGCGGGACCATGATCTCAAGGCTTTCGACGAAGGTGCGCAGATGGATCCGCGCAAGATCCTGTTCGTGCTCGGATGGCTCCGAACGACCCGGAAGGACCAGCGGTGCCGGGGTCTGATCGCGACCAATCCGCCACTTGGTGGCCAGGGTGACTTTCTGAACGAGTGGTTCGCGCCCTGGCTGGATCCACTCCACCCGCTTTACGGCACCGTGATGCCCGGAGAATTGCTCTGGGCTGTCTTTGTCGACGATGGCGACAGCGTGCGCACCGTGTGGGTTGACGGACCCGGCCCGGTGGAAGTGGAGGGCGAGGTCAGGACCCCAAAGAGCCGAACCTTCATACCGGCGAGACGCCGGGACAATGCCTATCTCGGACAGGACTACGACGCGCAACTGGACCAGATGCCGGAGCCGATGCGAACGGCCCTGAAGACGGGTGACTTCCAGGCCGCGCGGCAGGACCACGACTGGCAGGTGATCCCATCGGAGTGGATCGAATTGGCCTTTCAACGCCATGACGACGGCGTCGATGCGGACAAGAAGATGGATGTTCTGGCCGTCGACGTGGCCCAGGGCGGCAAGGACAAGACCGTGCTTCAGCCATTGCGCGGCCGGCGCTTCGACGAGAGCATAGTCCGCAAGGGCACCGATACGCGAGATGGAGCCGACGTTGGGGCTCTTATCATCAAGGAGCGCAGGGACAATGCGCTGATCGTTGTTGATTGCACCGGCGGCTGGGGTGGGGACACGGTCGGTTTTCTTACCAGGGAAAACAGCATTGCGGTTGAAAAATGCGTGTTCTCGGCACAATCGGGTGAAGTTGCCAGAGACAGCCGGATTCCGTTCTACAATCTGCGCGCCCAGCTCTACTGGCGGCTGCGCGAGGCGCTGCATCCCAAAAGCGGATCGGGACTTGCCATCAAACGCTCGGCAACGGTGAAAGCGCAGTTGACGGCTCATCGCTGGAAGCTGAAGGGCGGCAAGATCCTGATCGAGAGCAAGGAAGACATCAAGAACCGCCTCGGGTCGTCACCTGATGAGGCGGACGCAATTGTTGAGGCACTTGGATGGAAAGACAAAGCGGAGATCGCACGGGTTCTGAAGTCGGAGCAACGGATTGGCGCAGCTCCCCTGGACGACCCGCTCGGAGGGTTCTGACCCGGAAACTTACCGTTCGTGACGCGAGCTTCATTGCGGCGAACATGCGTGAAGAAGATCGCCGGGAGATTGTTTGCCTGTGGAAGAACTGGGACACGCGAGCGCTTGGGATTTGTGCATTGGAAACGGCGGTTCCCGGCATGGTCTGGTCCGTCTGGTACGACGGGCAGCCGGCAGCGGCATACGGGTTCAGCCAGGCATCTGCCTTCGACCCGGACCACTGGCAAGCCTGGGCCTTCGGAACCGACCGGTTCAGGCGCTGCGTTCCGCTGATCACCCGTCACCTGACCCGGCTGAGGCCCTTGATCGAACAGGACTGCCGCCGTCTGCAGGTGATTGCTCATTGCGAGCATGATATCGCCCATCGGTGGATCGAGTCGTTTGGCGGCCAAAAGGAGGGGCTACTGCGTTCTTACGGTCGGGGCGGGGAGGACTATTTCGTCTATGCGTGGATACGCAACATAGTGGCTCCGTGTCATGCCAGTGACCGCGAGCACAGCGCTTGAGCCGGACGATCACCAAGATTAGGGTGCGAAACCGTTTTTCATGACGGCATATTTTAGATATTCGATTGTCCTGGAGTTCTGCAATGTCTTTGATGCTTGGTGCAATGACGCCCGCCATTTCCGGAAACATAACCCAACTGAAAGCGATCATTCTGGCAGATTTCCGCCGCACCGAGACCAATATCGGCTACCACGCGGGCAGACTGACACAAGGTTACAAATTGCTGTTGCTGAAGCGATTGCCCGAACCGAAGGACTTCGAGCTTCGTGGCAATACAATGCGCTCCGGCGGGAAATTCGGCCTGCCCGGATCCACGGACGCCGAAGATGCCGGTCGCGGTTCGGTGCATGACAGCATTCTTGGTCAACGCGGGCAGGACGGGTATCGGGATTTTCAGGAATTGGCCCTGGATTTTACAGCGGTTTCCGGATCTGATCGTCTGGTGAAAATATTGCCGACAACGCGTCACGACAGTGCGATGAGCCCTTCCGACCAATACCCCATGGGAGGTGGTTTTCTGCAGTGGGATCTGAAAAAGCCCGGCCTTCCATTTCTCTTTGCAGCCGAGTTCATGAGTAACGGCAACGTTCGGACCAAGGACCACACCTACCAGATCAATTCCGGAAATTTTCTCAAGGATTATCCGGAACGGGAGAAGCTGCAGAAGTTCCTGCGACAGGTGTGAGCCCGACAGTGTTGAGCGCGATCCGTATGCCTTGTTCCCGTTCACTGAATTGAATTGACCCGAGAAAAGAGTTTCCCGTGCGCAAGGAATTTGTCCGAAGCCGAGAAATGCGTTTACGATCAGAATTGAAATTGCCTCTGCCAGGAGGATGGGGGGTCGTTTCGACCCCCGGAAGCTGAAAGACTATGGAAATGATCGATACAGCCACCATGATTGCCTATGTGACCATCGTTCTCGGGTTCGTGTTCATACCCGGTCCGGCGACATTGCTTACAGTTGCGCGGGCGACGAGTTCGGGCACGCGGGCCGGAATTGCGACAGGGGCGGGGATTGCCGCCGGTGATGTGGTGCACACCTTCATGGCGATCATCGGCGTTTCGGCGGTTATCGCAACATCGGCGCTTCTGTTCAGTGTCATCAAATATGCAGGTGCCGCCTATCTGATTTATCTCGGGATCATCGCGATCATCGACAAAACGCCCCTGGACCTTGCACGGGGCAGCAAGCCGATTTCGGCACGCAAGGCCTTCAACCAGGCGATTGTCGCAGAGGTGCTGAACCCGAAAACTGCGTTGTTTTTCCTCGCCTTCCTGCCGCAGTTCGTGAAACCGGAAAACGGGTCGGTGATGCTTCAGCTGACCGTTCTGGGTGTGATCTTCGTGTTTCTGGGCCTGTTCAGTACCGTGGTCTTTGCCGTTGGAGCCGGAAAACTCGGCAGTTTCCTGAAGAAGCATCCCGCGGTCGTGAAATGGCAGGGCAAGGTCGTCGGCGGCATTTATTGTGCGCTCGGCGCCCGGCTTGCCCTGCAGGAACGGTGATACAGCTTGCCTGTTGATTGCCTGAGTGGCCGGCAAGGGCAATCATGATGCACGCAAACGAGATTTACTCTGATGAAACCACTGCACGGCGGCTGATCGATCTTCAGTTTCCCGAACTCGGGGGGATGACGGTTCGCCGGCTGTCGTCATCAGGTACGGACAATGCACTCTACCGTGTCGGCGGCCAGTATGTGATGCGGTTGCCAAGGCGGCCGGAAGCCGTGCCGCTCCTTGAAAAGGAGGTGACCTGGCTGCCGCGCTTCACCGGACTTCCGCTGGAGATTCCGGAACTTTTTCGCAAAGGCCGAGCGAGCGTTGCATTCGGACATGAATTTGCGGTTTTCCGCTGGCTGCCCGGCGAAGAGGCAACAGCTGATGCGCTAGAAAGTGCCGAACAGGCGGCACTGGACCTGGCAGGGTTTCTAGAAGCATTGCGGGAAACAGACCCTTCCGGAGCGCCTGTGGCAGGGACATGCAATCATCAAAGAGGTGTTGCCCTGGTACTTCTGGATAAAAACACCCGCAAGTCAATCGACATTCTGGCTGACGAAGTGGACAGGGCTGCTGCCGTATCCTTGTGGGAAGATGCATGTCGCATTCCATTCGATGGGTCTGGAAACTGGCTGCACGGGGATCTGAAGCCGGACAACCTTCTGGCACGGAATGGTAGACTTTGTGCCGTGATCGATTGGGGACTTTGTGCGGTCGGAGACCCTGCTGCCGATTATGCCGCCGCGTGGTCGTGGGTTGCGCCTGAGGCCAGGTGTGCGTTCCGAGAGACGTTGATGATCTCCGATCAGGTCTGGCTGCGCGCCAGGGGATGGGCGCTTTACGGCGCCGTGATCGCGCTCAGCTATTATCGTGGCGGGAAAAATGAACCGCTGTGCCGGCAAAGTCGCCAAACGTTGCGCCGGCTGGGGCTCATGCAGGCATCGGTCTGAGCCTGAGTGATATCGCGGCTCAAAAAGTATCCGTTGCCGTGTCGAGCAGGATGTAAATACCAGCGACAATCATCACAAAGGGCGAGAGTTTTGCGAAGAAGGCTTGGACCTTCAGGTTTCGGCCCAGACTTTTGGCAAGCAGCGTTCCTGCAATGACAAGCCCTGCAACAGCGACAAAGGCTCCGAGCAGAACGTGCCTGTCGAATACCGAGGCAGTATCAGCAAAAAAGGCGGCCATCATGACGAACGTGTCGGCGCTGAGCGCGAGGAAAATCACCATCGCGCTGAACACGGAGTGTGCGGGTCTCGATGTCCTGGCATCGACACTGGTGCGGGACATGTTTTTCCAGACTTCCCATAGGCCGAGCGAGAGGGGGATCACTCCGAGATAGCCAAGTGCATGGGGTGTCACGACCGTGACGCCCACACCGGTGACGTAGGCCCCGCAGACAACAATTGCCTGAGCAATCAGGAAACCGGTCAGTGCCTGGCGATACCTGCCGGAGGTTGCTATTGCAAAGAAGGCAAAGAGGCCGTCGATATTGGTGAGCGCATAGGCAAGCGCGATGGAAAGAGCAAAAATCATTGCTGCATGCTGTAGGGGGAGCAGCGAGGAAAGACAATCGAATTTCGGTTCCAAGCTCACCGGATTCGCGGATCTTTCCGGGTGTGTGTGAAGACGCGCAGAAACGCTGCCCGGCGCGCTCAATCGAAATAGTCTGCAGGTCTCTGATTTCACTTATGCTTTCTGAAAAATTCGTCTGAAATGGTGTTTCAGACATCTTCGTCTGATGGACGCTTCGTCAAAACAGGGCTAAAACAGGCCTCATCACGGTACATTGGGAAAGTGCGGCCAGGATCGCACGACACAGGAGAACAGCTATTTCCGAGCTGCTCGGGCGACTGCGCGCGCACTGGTTGTATTTTGGAACAATTCATGAACATATTGCTGCGACAAAACAGGAATGGTTTTGATGGCAGATACTGAAGATATCACCGGCTGGCGGGAAGAGCTGGAAGTCTTTGAGGAATGCGAAGAAGGCAAAGCCTATTTCCGGCAACATCTGAACGACCGGGAAACCGACCTTCCGTTCGACGTTGTATTGGAACTCGCCGATTTGATGCTGAAACACAAGGAGCTTCGAGACGCGGTCAGGCAGAGAACGGAGTTTCGGGCTTTCCTGAAAACCCGCCCGGATCTGACCAGCGACGATGACGAATTCTGGGAAAAGAACCCGCTGGAGGCGTCTGAAACGCTTGAAGAATTTATGGCCTGGTATGGGGCGAAGACACGTGTTCCCTTTCGAGATTTTCCGCTCTCCAAGGACACAAAGGAGAACCGGCGAACGGGGAGTGACTGGCTGCAGGGGGGATATGACGAAGACGGTTATGGCCCACGGATGACGCTGTCCTATGACGATGAGGCGGGTGAGCGGCGCGTGGTGACGGACAGTTTCCAGGCGAATGTGGACCGGGCCTGGCAGCGCAGCCGCATGACCCATATGGCGCGGCTAAGGAAAAAGGCTGAAGAGTTCGGCCTGACATAACCCAAACAGTCCGAGGCGGAAGCCAAGCCAATGGTCCCCGAAGCAGATCCAAATCCAACCAATATTCCGGTGCCGCAAGCAAAGCCCGCACCTGGAATCCACGTGCACGACACGCAGACACCCGAGGCCTGATCGCCTTTTTTCCGCCGACGGTGTTTGGTGAAGAGTGGGATCGTCTTTCGATGTTTCCCGCCTGTGGCAGGGACATGCAAGGCGGCAACAATCTGCAGCATTCAATTCCCTAACAGATCTTGTCAAAACAGAGCGAGGTAAACCTCATGTGTTTTTTTGGCGGCTCGAAGCAGCCGGACCCTGAACCGACTCCACCACCACCGCGGCAACCCGATCCGCAGAGGCAGGCGAAAAACCTCCAGGAAACGAACCGACGACGCCGAGCTGCGGCCTATGGCACGCGGGCGACCACCCATACCAGCCCGCTGGGAGTTTCCGACTTTGGCAGTGCCTCCCGGTCGAGTGTCACTCTATTGGGGCGGGCATGATCCAGATGGGAATAGTCGATGATTTGAAACAGGAGTTGCAGAGCGCGAAGTCCGAACGCCATTGGTACGAAAACGACTGGCAGGACTATGTGACCTATACGGCTCCGGATATGGAGCGTGCCTTCAACAGGCCGGGCGGTATTGTCGTGCCTGACGGCATGAGCGTGTTCCACCGTTCCGCTGCGCGCGAACGTTCGCGCAAGCTTTACGACCCGACTGCCGTCTGGTTGCTGGACCGGCTGGCTTCAGGCGTCGGTTCACTGACCATGCCGGAAGGATTCAACTGGCACGGCGTTGGCTTCGGCGATCCGTTTTCACCGCCACCCGGACAGGAAGACGAGGAGTTCTTTGAACTTGTGCGCGACCACCTGTTTCGGGTGCGTTATGCAGGCAGGTCGGGATTTGCGCTTGCCAATCGGTCCCGGCTGCTGTCGACAGTGAAACTGGGGACGGGAGTTCTGTTCCCGATCGAGAATGAAATGAACCTGGCCGATATCCGCACACCGATCCACTATCGCTACGTGCCGCTCTACGAGATCTTTCTGGTGGTGGATGCGCAAGGCAATGACTGTGGCTTCTTTCGTGTGCGCACGCTGAAGGCCTGGCAGGCGGTCAAGGAATATGACGGCAATGTTTCCCAGAAGGTGAAAGACGACGCGGAGGATCCAAAGCGCAAATCGTCCGAATACCGTTTTGTCCATGCCTGTTTCCTGCGTGAAGGCGGCTTCGAGGAGGCTGCCGACATCAGAAAATCGCGATACGAAAGCATCCACTTCGAAGAAGAGAGCGGGCATGTCTGCCGCCGTGGCGGGTATTTTGAATATCCACTGGTGATCAGTCGTTGGGACCGGGACGGCCTGTCGCCCTATGGCTCACCGCCGCAGGCCAAGCTGATGAGCGACATCAAGAGCCTGCAAAGCCTGGCCCGGGACGGGCTGATCGCAAGTTCACAGGCCGTGCGGCCGCCAATCGCGACCCATCGCCAGGAGAGGCAGCTAGACCTCAATCCGGGCCGGACGAACCCGGGTCTGATCGACGAGCAGGGCCGTCCACTGTTCCGGCCAATGCTGGAAACAGTCAACCCGGGCGCGGCAGATGCCCAGATCGAGAACATACGCGAAAAACTGCGTGTCGGTCTCTATGGTGATCTGTGGCAGACACTTCTGGAGGGCAATGGACGCACCGCGACAGAGGTCAACATTCGCCGAAAGGAAATGGCCGACATGATCGGCCCCTTCTCGACCAACATCATGTCCGGCAACGAAGTGCTTTTCGAACGCGAAGTCGGCATTCTCGGTCGCCGTGGTGCCTTTGCGCCGGGCTCGCCCCTGGTGCCGCCGAAAAGCGTTCTTGAAAGTGACGTCACCCTGACCTCCACCGCGCCAATCGACCAGATGCGCGAGGCGGGGCATTTCGAAGCGATCATGGGCTTTCAGGAATATCTGGGTGTTGCCGCGCAGGCCGACCCTGCGATCGCCGACCTTCACGACCGGGTGGAGGAATATGACCTGACCCGGCGCTCGCTCGGCCTGCCGGCCAAGCTGAAACGGCGGCCGGAAGAAGTGGAAGCGCTGCGGCAGAAACGCACCGAGGAAGCTGCGCAACAGCAGCAGCTTGCCACCGGCGAAAGTCTGGCGAAGATGGCCAAGGACGGCGCGCCTCTGCTGAAGACCCTGGGCGAAGAAGAGGGAGGGCTCGATGGTCTGGCACTCCCTTAAACGGATCGCGCGACGTGAAAACAGAGCGGACGCAATCGAACGGGCCTATCGGTCCGTTTTTTTGTGTCCCGAGGGTGAATCGGTGCTGGCGGACCTTGCGGCCGAATGCGGGATCTACCAGGCGGCACCGGCGGAACTTTCGCAACGCGAAAGCGGCTATCTGGACGGCCGAAAGGCGCTGTACGCGCGCATTCTCAGCATGATCAGGATTTCTCCGGAAGAACACGCGGCCCTCCAGGAAGCCGCGCGTCTTGAAACCCTGCCTGATCTCGGACCCGACGAGGATTTATGATGGAAGACTATTCCGACGATATCGCTACTGACACATTCGAGCCAGTTGGAGATAACGCGACAGGACCGCTTGAAATGGAGACCGGTTTTCTGTCCGGGCTCAGCGAAGAGCATCGGAGCTTCGCTGCTGAAAACGGCTGGAGCGACGCGGCGAGTGTGTTTGACGGTTTCAAGGCACTGCAAGGCGAGTTGATGGGGTCCGTTCAGGTGCCGGGAAGCGAAGCAAGCGATCAAGAGCGATCGGAGTTTTACTCTGAAATCTCCAAAAGCTGGACGCCGAAGGAAGGGTATCGGTTCTCCATGCCCGAGAACCTGCCGGAGAGTTTCCCCTACGATCAGGCCTTTGCCCGGGAGGCGGGCGGCTGGTTCGAAGAGGCAGGTCTTCACCCGGAAGCGGCGCAGAAACTGCACGACAGGTGGGTCGGCAAGATGGCGGAGCAATTTACCGCGCATGAAGCGGCGGCAACCGGCGCAACCCTTTCTCAGGAAAAGGCGGCCGAAAGCGCCCATCAGGATCTGGTACGGGATTTCGGACCACCTGAAAGCGACGGTTACCAGAACGCTGTTGCCCGCGCCGACCGGGCGCTGACGGGTCTGAAGTCCGCCGGAATAGACCTGACAGACTGGTTTGCGGAAAAGGGCGCGCTTTCAAGGGCCGACAAGAGCGGATTGCAGCAGGTTGTCGATCCGGTTGCGGTGAAGCTGCTGACCTTCATCCATGACAGCGCCTTCGCGGAAGACGGACTGTCCGGCCTCGCCGAAGGGACCGGTGGTGCCAATCCGTTCGACCGGGACAGTCTTGATCTGAAGCAGCAGTCAGATCTTCTGGACCGCAATCCGGCGCGCGCCCGGCAGATGATCCTGGCCGCAGGGCGGGATCCGAAGATGTTTAGGGTTTAATCGTCGCATATGATGTAACTGTCGGGACCTCTGAAGTGGTTCCAAACGGCGGGGTCGCGGCACACCTCGTTTCGCTCTTGATCCTGCACAATGTACCCCTTGAGTGTTCCCTGTCCGCAGGTGACGTAGTGTTGTGCCGCTGCAGTCGATATTGACGCACCAACGATCAAACCAATCAGAAATCTCAGCAAGGCAGCACCTATGAGAATCGAATTGAACGACAGAGAACTGCATGAACTTGTTTTTGTAGTTCGTGACACTTCGGGTTGTTCGACGGATGTTTGAAAAAATTGGAACCTGAACCCTAACGGCGCCTTCCGACTACTACCGCGCGCATTGTTCAGTGACGACTTCGTCCATGAATAAGAAGTCTTTGTCAGGATCGATGCCGTCAATACCCCAGGCAGCATACATGATGCCATTTTCCTCTGGGGAGCAGTAGAAGCTTAAGCCACCGGCGCCAAACGAAATAATTCCCTCACATATTATGCCTTCACCATCGCGGACTCTCGTGAAACTGGGGCGGTCACTGTCATTGTGAAAGAAAAGCACGAGTGTGTTGTCTTTATTTGCGTAGAGCAAATTTTGGCACTCTTTCTCCTCTGCGAATGAACCGGAAATCAGGAATAATGATGCCATGAAAAACAAAGATGCAGACAGTATCTTTCTGGATGAAGTCGACATTGATTACATTGCTCGTGTTGTTCAAACCGAAGTCGGCGCAAATTGGAAAGGGGACGTTCTCAAAACTGGAGTTGCAGCGATTGTCGATACGATCCTAAATCGTGTCGCTTACGACGGACCCTTTCCGGGGTCTGTTTCAGGCGTTGTGAATCAAAAAAATGCGTTCACGAAAATAAACGGGCCAAAATCCTATTACAACTCTAAACTGAAAAAAAGAGTTTCACTTAACCCATACGGTGGCGTTCAGAACGCACCCAAAGCAGGTGCCCAAATTGATCGATTGGTCCGCCAAACGATTGCCGAGCGTGCAGCCGGTGGTGAAAGCACTGTGGGCCCCAGCCTTCACTATGCAAACCCGCACCCGGCGTATAGCGGCGACAATGCAAGAGGGCCAGACGGTTGGGTCTGGAAGATCGCGCAAGATCCTTACTTGGTAACAGGAAGCGGGAAATATCATTCCCATGTTCACGGGACGGATCCTAACATGCGTCCTTTGGCCGATGCCCCTGAGATCAAGTTTGTGCCTTCGAAGGAAAACGGCAAAGTTTCGATCGACGAACTCCACCATGTCTTCACCGCTCCAGATGGCCTCGACAGGGTTGCGCCGCCCATTCCCGCGGCAAAGGGAACAAGCGCCAGACCAGACACGAAACGGGTCGAGTTGCTAGAACGCATCGCAAGGAAGCCGCTGAGTTTCAAAGACTTTTATGACCGGACCGAGGCCAAGTTGGCATTTCAGAGAGACCTCTACGGAGGACGCGAAAACCATGTAGGTGGCCCAAGTCAAGACATCTACGATTTTGCACGAGTGGGCTCAGGCAGGCACCACGCGCCTACTGGCTATATTGGGAATGTGAGTTCGACATCTGACCCCAGCCCCAACCCCTCGCATGCAGACAGTGCGGGCTCATCCGTCGGTGATAGACTGGAAAAAAGCGGGAGGATTAAGATACCTGTTCCTCCCAAAAAACCTGATCGGCGCGCGTCAGCCTTCCCATCTGGTTTTAATCCGTTCGATCTTGAAAATCCTGATCTTGAACGGCAGGCAGAGGTACTGGAGCGAAATCCTATACGCGCCAGGCAGATGATCCTGGCCGCAGGGCGGGACCCGAAGTTGTTCCGGGTTTGAGTGATTTCCCTGTTGCACCGAAGTTTTTGAACTTTCACTCACATCTAGGGATAAGCCAGGGGGCCTTGTCCAGCGTTTCCGACGAGTTCCAAAATGCCAAATTACCGGTCTCGTCGACTTTCGCATGTATTGAATAAACGCTTACAGGCGTGTCGTCGGTCCATTTTTCCAGGCATTCATACTCTATGCCCTCTTTTCTTTGGCAAAACGCGCGATGATATGCACGATTTATCATGAGAACGTCTTCGAAAAGCGTAAATGTGTAAGGAACAAGCTCGTCCGGGCAGAAGTAAGATTGCGAAAACGCCGGACTTGCCGAAGTAAATCCTAAAAAGAAAAGGATAAATTTTTTCATGTCAGCTCATGTAAACGAATTCTCAAGGCGGGTCTATATTGCTGCACGCAATTTTGGATTGCAAGATCCGCAGGCGCGGCTTGCGGCGGCCCAAGCTTCGCTGGAGACGTTGTACGGCCAGTCTGTCAAAGGGAACAACTATTTCGGCATTAAGGCGAGATCTTCCTGGAAAGGCGATGTTCAGAGTTTCCAAACCTGGGAAGAAATCGGTGGCAAGCGCGTCAATAAGACTGATCGATTTCGAAAATACGACAGTATTGACGACAGTCTTGCGGATTGGGTGGAGACTGTGTCAACCCGTTGGCCTGAAGCGATGTCGGCGCGAACATTCGCTGATGCTGCGGAAGGTTTGCGATATGGGAAACCTGGTGGATACGCGACGGATAGGAAATACGGTCAGAAGCTAGCCTATATCGAGCGACGCATCGGCGAACAGTATTCTCCTCCCTCTGATGCCCTCCTGCGCTTCAAGGAAGACACAGAAAACAGCGCGTTACTTCAAGACATTCTTTCCGGAAATCAAAAACCAACTGGAACATCTTCGATTTTTGATACCCATCTAATGGGATTACTCAATGTCGAGGCAACTCCCGTGCCGCTTCGGAAGCCAGGCCATAGATCCCATCGGAATGAGGTTAGTGTTAGCGCCAACGACGACAGTGGAAATAACCCGCGCCCTCCCAGGGGCAAGCCCGAATTTGGGGCGCGCAAAATCACATGGGCAACGTTGCCTTTCCAGTCCGTGCTAAACCACGTTCTAAACCAGAGAGGGTTGTGCCCACTCGCAAACCGTCGGGTCCTCGAGAACAGGGCCGAACCGGCAGGTCCGGCGGACTTAATCCGTTTGATCTGGACGGGACTGATCTCGATCGGCAAGCGCAGCTCATAAAAGAAAACCCCATCCAGGCCAGGCAGTTAATTCTGGCTGCCGGCAGAGATCCGAAACTCTTTGGATTTGCGTGAAAGCAGTCGTCGGTCAAAATCGACTTGTTCGTCCGTTCACAGCAGAATTGTTCAAACACTGCGAGACGACCCAAAACACAAGGTAATCAATTTTTGGTTGTGCTTTCTGAATGCGCGTGAGAACATACAGGGAACGGTATTGGAATGTTGAATTGAGGAACCATGACGAAAAAGTCGACGATTACAGGTTGCCTTGCTCTGGCGCTGTTGTCGAGCGTTGCGACAGGCGTTCAAGGTAAAGAAGACTACGACCGGACGCATTGTCCGAAAGAAAATGAGTGGGCTTCTACGATTGATCCGGAAAACAGACCTTTTTTTCTGGAGTTTTCAAAAACTGCAATTTGGGCCCATGGCCCGGATGTGACCTCAAACGAAGGCGTAGGTGAGATCGATCGACTTTTTTCGTTCCTCACACATGCCTATCACGACATACCAGAATACAGGAACGAGATTTCCAGTCTGTTTGAGTTAATGAGCAAAGAACCCGGGCCACGAGAGCGTTTCGGCGAGACCGCATTGCTTGAAATTGCGCAGTGCATGGGGGGAGGCCTGCAGGTTGATTGCGCTCAGATGGCAATCGAAAAAGGCTACGTGAAACCGCTTGAAGACCTCATCAACGAGCCAAGCTTCAACGAAACACTTCAATTCCTTAAAGAAGCCTGCCGGGAAAACAAGGACGAGATCAAGTGAGTGAAAAGAGGCACGAAAACCAGCACCTTAGCCTCGCAGAAAACCAACCCGAAACAAGACCGATCTCAGAACCAGAAGTGTTGTTCCAACCAATCCCTTTGACTTGGGACGGCCAGATTTGCAGCTGCAGTCGGAGCTTCTGGACCGCAATCCGGCGCGCGCCCGGCAGCTGATCCTGGCGGCCGGGCGGGATCCGGAGCTCTTTGGGTTCAGATAGCGCTTATTGCTCTATCGATTGCTTTGGGCATCGATCCCGGATCTATGGAGCGGGGGCGACTTGGAACCTGTCCCGGGTGCCAAATGAACCAGGGTGATTTCGGGTGGAACGCCAAAGCGTACCGGCATGATGGAACAGCCAAGGCCGCCTGAAACGATCATATGCTTCTGAGCCTGGGTCCCTGTTTGACCCGGGGAACCGGACGCGTCGAATGTGATGTGACCGTAATTGTGCCTTTTTCCGAGCGTGGTTCCGCTGACAGGCTGGTACCCGAAAAAGTTGATTTGTCCGCCATGTGTGTGCCCGCAAACAGTGAGGCTGACGCTTTCCGGTACTTTTCGAAAGATCTTGGGTTCGTGCGCCATGAGCAAGACGGGCGACTGATCGCTTACCTGCGCCAGCGTGCCTTCCAGATCTTCCTTGCCTTGCCAGCGCTTTCGCCCGGCTTTCCTGTTCGGAACAAGCGCAAGCTGATCGTCGAGCCCGGCGAGCCAGAATGCGTGTCTGCCTTTTCGGATCTTTACGGCGCGGTTCTGATAAAGGGAGATCCCGGCATCCAATAGCGCCCTGCCGGCGATGGGTGGCCCTTTTCCGGTGAGCTGTGCTGTGCGGTCCTCCCACCAGTCATGATTGCCAAGAACTGCGTGGATGCCGAGCGGAGCATTGAAACCGGTGAGGACGCGGGCCCAATCCTTTGACGGGATCGAGCCGGTTCGAAATCTGTGACCAGCGACATAGTCGCCCAGCATAAGCACAATATCCGGTTTGAGGGCGTTGGTGCGTTCAACAATAAACTGCAGCCGCTCCAGTCCCATCCAGGGATCACAGACATGAGGATCCGCGATGAGCGCCGCTTTGAGTTCCAGATCTTCCGGCCAGCGAGGCGGTGTGAGCGCATAGCGCTTCACATGCAATCGGAAGGGTTCAACCCCGACCGCATAGGCCGGCAGGCTGGCTGCGCCAAGAATGGTGGCTCCGAGACCCCGGATGAAATTTCGTCTCGTAATCATCAGCGATAAGCGCTCCTCAGACTGGGCAACGCGCGTTGGTTACCGGCAATCAAAGCGAGTTTTTTTGCAGAAACCTTGCAGAAATTTTTTGTTTTGCGCGGAAATCGCGCCGTCCTGAGGCAGAGGCAGAGGCAGAGGCAGCGCTGTCCTGGACACGCTGATCTTCTGAATACGGTTACAGACCGATAGGGCGCGATGTTCCGAGCCCTTGCGAATTCCGCCTGTTGGCCGTCTGGCGCTCGGGCGGCTGCCGCGGCCCGCGTCGCGGCACTCTCATTCGGACAATCAGGTCCGTGTTTCCGGCGTGAGATCGCCGGATGTTTATCCAAAAATCGAAGACAGGATAGTCAATGACGTCACAGATTTCTGACATCGTGCAGCCGCGTGTTTTCACGCCTTACATGGCCGAAAACAAGCCCGCCAAGCTGGTCATGCTGGAAAAGTCCGGGATTCTTGCAGCGCCCGCGCCCGACATTGCCAAACGATTCAAGGCAGGCGGGAGCCAGATCGAGGTGCCCTACTGGGAGGACCTTGACGACACCGAACCGACGGTGATCGACGACAGTGACAACAAGATCGCCGTGAGCAAGATCACCGCCAGCGACATGAAGGCCTACAAGCACCGCCTGGCGAAAAAGTACGGAGCAAAGACGGTTGCAAGCTATGCTGCGACTGGCCGGGGGGACAGTGCGATGAACCGGGTTGCTGAACGCATCAGCGCCTACTGGGGGCGACGCAAGGAGGAACGCATCATCGCAACAGCCGAAGGTGTGATTGCCGACAATGTTGCAAATGACGGCGGTGACATGGTCTATTCCGTCTACTCGGACACGGCATCACCCACCGCAGGCAACCGCATCAGCTACCAGGCAATCAACCGGGCGCGCCTGACCATGGGGGAGAATCTAGACGATTTGCGTGTCATCGCCATGCACAGCTTTGTCTACGGCACATTGCTGGATGACGAGAAGATCGAATTCAAGAAGCCTTCCGAAGCCCCGTTCGAAGTGCCTTACTATGCCGGCATGATGGTCATGCATTCAGAAATGATGCCGGTTTCTGCCGGCACCAATTCCGATGAGTATTCTTGCTTCCTGTTTGCTCCCGGCGCGTTCATGCATATCGACGAGGTTCCGAACCGTGAAACGATCTATGGCAACGAGGGCACCGAAATCACTCGCGACCCGGATATCGGTGACGGTGGCGGGGCCGATTACCTGACTACACGCCGTTTCGAGATGATCCATCCGGCGGGCATGGATTTCACCGGTACGTCGCTTGCAAAAACGCAAGGAGCGACATTGGCGGAACTGCGCAATGTGGCCAACTGGAACCGCAAATATGCGCGCAAGAATGTGAAACTGGCCTGCCTGAAGGTGAATATCTAGACGGGCTTTGTGAAACAGCTCCTCTCCAATGTGGAGAGGAGCCTTTCATTTGTCGCAACGCTCAATCCATTTTTTGTTTAACTCATTGAAATTGATTAATTTTCTGATGTTTCCTGTCTGAGTTGGTTGTTCAGACATTTTCGTCTGATGGACGCTTCGTCAAAACGGGGCTAAAACAGGCTTTATCACGGTAGATTGGGAAAGTGCGGCCAGGATCGCACGACACAGGAGAGCAGCTTTTTCTGAGCTGTGCGCACGGTTACGCGCGCATTGGTTGCAATTAAGAACAATTCGTGAACATATTGCGGCGGCAAAAACAGGAATGGTTCTGATGGCAGATTTTGAAGATATCACCGGCTGGCGGGAAGAGCTGGAGGCGTTTAGGGAAACCGAAGAGGGACGGACGTTTTTTAGCGATGGCAGAAAGAACTATTCCAAGCTGACTTTTGAGCAGGAGGTGCGTTATGCGGAGGAACTCTTCCGGCATGAAGAGATCCATGAAGCTCTGAAAAAATCAGCCAAATTCGTCAAATTTCTGGATGACAATCCCGACTTCGGTCAGGACGACGAGGGCTTTTGGGATTTGTGTCCGGTCGAGGATAACCGGAAGGTTGAAGCCTTCAAGCGCTGGTATGCCATGAAGCGGAACATTGCTCTGGGCCCGTCGACTTTTAGCGCAGGCGATAGGTTGGCCATCGACGTGGTGAATGGGGACCTTGCCTCGCTGCGCTCTCCGGAAGCAGAAAAGTTCGTCAAGGAGGATTTCTCCTGGATTGTCGCCTTTCCGCAGGAGACACAATAATGGACAAAGTGATCATCATCGATGCAGCGCAAATCCTCACGATCATGCGGCGGTCAGGCGTGGATGGCCTGTCCGCGCTTCTTGGGCGAGGTGACTACTTCTTTTTCAGCGACGATTTTACCTTGTGTGTTGGGACTTGAAGTTCAGAACAATTCATGAACATTTTTGCGTAGGAAATACGGAACAGAGCTATGGCAGATTTTGACGATATCACCGGCTGGCGGGAAGAGCTGGAAGCGTTTGAAAAGACTGAAAAGGGCCGAACGTTCTTTAGCGATGGCAGGAAGAACTATTCCAAGCTAACTTTCGAGCAGGAGGTGCGTTATGCGGAGGAACTGTTCCGGCATGAAGAAATCCACGAAGCTCTGAAAAAGTCGGCAAGGTTCGTCAAGTATCTAGATGACAACCCCGACTTCGGTCAGGACGACGAGGGTTTTTGGGATTTGTGTCCGGTTGAAGACAGTAAAAAAATTGCTGCTTTCAGACGTTGGTATGCCATGAAACTGAACATTGCACTGGGTCCCTCAACTTTCAGCGCTGGTAAATCACTGGCCAATGACGTTGCGAATGGAGCCCTTGCCTCGCTGCGCTCTCCGGAAGCAGAAAAGCTTGTAAGAGACGAGTTTTCTTGGATAGTCGCCTTTCCGCAGGAGATGCGATAATGGACAAGGTCATTATAATCGACGCATCGCAAATCCTCACGATCATGCGGCGATCAGGCGTGGATGGCCTGTCCGCGCTGCTTGGCAGGGGTGATTACTTCTTTTTCAGCGACGATTTCACCTTGTGTGTTGGGACTTGAAGTTCAGAACAATTCATGAACATTTTTGCGTAGGAAATACGGAACAGAGCTATGGCAGATTTTGAAGATATCACCGGTTGGCAGGAGGAACTGGAGGCGTTTGAGGAAAGCGAAGAAGGCAAAGCCTATTTTCGGCAACATCTGTATGACAGCGAAAGGCGACTTCCATTCGACGTTATTCTGGAACTCGCTGGACTGATGCTGAAGCATGAGGAGATTCGGGACGCGGTTAAGCAAGAAGTTGAGTTTCGGGCTTTTCTGAAGACCCGTCCGGACCTGACAAATGAGGACGATGAATTCTGGGAAAAGAACCCACTGGATGCGTCTGAAACTCTTGCAGAATTTATGGCTTGGTATGGGTCGAAGACACGTGTTCCTTTTCGAGGTTTTCCGCTCTCAAAGGCAGAGGAACTGGCGATCGCCGTTGTCGCGGGCGATTTGGTATCACTCGACTATGTGGAAGCAAAGGCTTTCGCGGAAAAGACCTTCTACCCACATTTCATCTACCGGGAGGAGGGTGAATGACGCAGAAGGTGATCATCCTTGATGTTGCCAAGATCGACATCATCGTCAATCAAACGGGGGTGGCCGGCCTCGACGCGATTGTCCGGCGCGGCGATCTTTTCGTGTTTGGCGACGATGCCCGCACGGAACTTAGAAACGGCGCCTGGTACAAAAAACAGGAAAATGCTGACCTCTTCGAAGCCTGGTATGAGCAGCAAGACAAGGCTCGCCGTATCGTCGAACCTGAACGGCTGACCAGAGCCGACCGGAAAAAATACGATCCGAACAACAAACGATTGACGGAAAAGGGTGGCCATGAGCTCTGGGACATGAGCGCCCGCAAGTTCATGGCTGAGAACCCGCACTATGATTTCGAGGTTATTTCCAGCGACAAGGATTTCTATAAAAACGAAATCCGTGGCACGCGCGATCCGGATACGGGAAAGCGTCGGAAGATCGTCAACACGCCATTCAGCTACACGTCGTTGAAAAAGCTTATAGGGGAACTGGTTGTCGATCCTGATCTCGATTTGTCAAAAGAACAATTCGTGAACATTGAAGAATACTGGCACGGCGACAGATACGGTTCCTGGCAGGGAATGAAGCAGGGCTCTCTGTACTTTCCCCCAGCCTATGAAGAGGCGTTGCGACAACGGGCGTTTCGCTCAAAAGCGCGCGGAGAAAACTTTGGCCTCAGCAGTCAAGCCGACGCGCGCCTTGGTGTTGCACCGGTTGACCAGGGATCTGCTGTGCCCCTGTCTCCGTCCGGCGCACCGTTCGAGGGTCAGCTCGACGGTCTGACGGAAGGCCAGAGCGGCGGCGAGATTGGTGGCCCGATTGGGGAGCGGATCGATCCGGAGACCGGTCTCAGCGGCAAGGCGAGCGGGTCGCTTCAGAAAGAGCCGAAGATCGGCCATCGGTTCATGACCATGCTGCGCAGAGGTGCGCCTATCGTTATGCTCAGTCTGGCGATCCCGCCGGTGTTCTCGATGGTCAAGGCGCGCGCTGAAGAGCGGAACATTCCGTTTGATCAGGCAGCGCGCGAACTGGGTCTGGAGCTCGGCGAAGAAGAACTCAAGGACCTGGCGGCAGAAGCGGGTGTCGACCTTGCCGTTACCTTCACCCCGATCGGGCCGCTGAAGAAAGCCTGGGATGTTCTGGGCAATATCGACGATGTCGTGTCGCTGATGCAGCTTTACGGTGCAGCCTACCCGGACAACGAGGTAATCCAGCAGATGGCGGCGCTCGCCGATGATGTGGCGGACTCCACAGCACTGGCTGCCTATGTGGAAGGACGCGATGCGCTGACCGGGGCGGTTGGCGGGGTTCTCGACCGGGTGTTCGGCAGTGCCGAAAGCGAGGAAGAGGCCGCCGAGGCGATCGGCAAGGTGCGCGGTGCGATCCGGACCGGCGGCGAAGAGCTGGACGCAGCGCTGGCCAACGGCGCAGGCACGAACGAACTCACCGATCTGCTGCTGCACCGGGCGGAGGAAAGCGCACCGGCACGGCTGGTGGAACCGGATTTCCGCAATCCGGACCTGTCGCCCGGGCGCGTGCTTGAGGGCGAGGCACCGCTGTCGGATGTCGACCGGTTGCCGGGGTCCGACCCGATCCTGCCGCCCTCGATCTGGCCCGAGGAACGCCTGCATGGGGCGGGGCGGAGCGGCGCGGATGATTTGGCCGCAGCATCGGGCCAGGCCGGATCTGGAGCAACAGGTTCGTTTTCCGGCCGCAAGACATCCTATGACCGGATCAGGCGCTTTGGCGGAAGCCCGGAAGAAGAAGCGCAGGCGCTTGCGGAATACAATGCACAACTGAAGCAGAGCCTCATCTACATGCGGGGCGACGAGGAGGTTGCCAAGGTGACTGCTGCGCGGATCCTGGCGCTTGAATGGGGTCTGACGGCCTTTGCCACCCATGAGGACGGCACGGTGATCAAGTATCCCGTGGAGAAGGTCTACAGCGATCTGGAAGAGGACGGTTTCCGCTATGTGCGCGAGGATGCGGAGCAGGCACTGACAGAACGGGGGATCAGGGCGAAACAGGTCTATGTGATGCCGAACCGGCGAACGGGGAGTGACTGGCTGCAGGGGGGATATGACAAAGACGGTTATGGCCCGCGGATGACGCTGTCCTATGACGATGATGCGGGTGAGCGGCGTGTGGTGACGGAGAGTTTCCAGGCGAATGTGGACCGGGCCTGGCAGCGCAGCCGCATGACCCATATGGCGCAGCTAAGGAAAAAGGCCGAGGAGTTCGGCCTGACACAGCCAGAGAAGCCAAAGACGGAAACCGGAACATTTATCCCGCGTACGACCCCGGTCCCGTCCGATGTACCGGTGCCGAAAGCGAAACCTGAATTCGCTGCCCCGGGGTGAGGGCATGTCTCTAGGGTTGTGTACGGGTGGCTTTGCCACCCGTTTTTATTTCAATGAAGGGTTTAGATATGGACGAGATCATCATGCGACGTCTCAAGCACTTGCAGTGGCTTGAAGAGAACCATGACAAGGACTTTCAGAAACGACTTGCAGTCGAAAACTCCAAGGTGGATCAACCGGTCGAAACCCCAACGAACGTTGTGTTGGCGGTCAGCGACCGCAACGCAAACGACGGGGAGGCAATCGACGCAGGTACGGCGACAAAAGGCGATCAGCTTCCCAGCGACTGGCGCAAGGAACACTGGAAAACCCTTCAGTCGATGGCCGCCGATTATGCCGGCATAACCGTAGCAAACAAGCAAGAGGCATTGCGCGCACTCGAAATCTATGAAGCAGATTTCAAGTTGCCGCCGGCCGCATAATCCAAACAAAGGCACCAACCATGTCCGGTACCGTTCACACTTCGGTGGATCTGGCGAATCTGGCGCTTGCGCATCTAAAGGAAGCGCCAATTCGTGATTTTGACTATTCTTCCGTTGCTTCCCGTTGGTTTCGTAACAATTACGCGGTTCACCGGGATGCCTTTCTGGGCCAACACGACTGGGACTTTGCCACATCGTTGGTGAATCTGCCTGCGGAAACAACGCAACCGCCGTTTCGCTGGTCGTATCAGTACCCCAAACCGGTGGACTGCCTGCGCATTCCACAACAAACGGTTGGCGGCAAGCCCGACGGGCAACTCGTTTCATTCGAGGTGGTCGGGCAAAAGATCCTGTCGGATCAAAAACCACCTTTTCCGTTTCGCTACATCAGGAGAGTAACGAGGGAAATCGAGTTTCCCCCGCTGTTCGTGCATGGGCTTGCGCTCTTTCTGGCGTCCAGCTGCGCGCATGTCATTACCGGCAAGAACAGTCGCGCGGAGGCGTTGCGCCAAGCGACGCAAGAGGCGTTCGAGCGTGCCGGCACAACCGATGCAGCGCAGGGATCACCGCTGCCCCTGGCAAATCTGGATATCATTACGGACCGATGAGCTATCAACTTCAATCGACCTTCAGCCGGGGAGAACTGGACCCAGAGCTGATATACCGCTCCGATCTTGAGTTCTTCCGGTCCTCGCTCGCCGAATGCCGGAATTTCATTACCCTCAAGAGGGGCGGACTGCGCCGCAGAGGCGGAACCAAGTTCATTGCCGAACTGAAAGACAGCTCATCCGGTGGGTGGCTGATTCCATTCGAATTCGGCAACGGCCAATATTACATGCTTGAATTCGGAGATTATTATTTCCGTGTCTACACGAATGCCGGGCGCGTCGGTTCGGTGGAGGTCTCTACACCTTACGCGAAAACAGTTCTTTCCAAACTCAAATTCGTGCAATCCACCGACACGCTGTTCATCACCGGAGGAGGCGTTCGTCCGCACGCTCTCAAACGGCTCGGCGAGACAAGCTGGACCATCGAGCCGATGGAATTTGAAGACGGCCCATTTCTGGATGTGAACATTTCCGCCACAAATCTGGCGCCGTCCGAGACCGGCAACCCTGTTCCGGACATGGTCTCGAACACCGCACCAAGTGGTGTCGTTACTTCGTCCAACAGTTCCTCGACAGCATGGCAGGTCTTCAACCGTTCGGAAGGCAAAGTCATACTATCCGCCGGAGCTTCCGGCTGGGTGCGGTATCAATTCCCGGCCGCCGTCGTCATCGATGCCTATATGCTGCAGGCGCCAAGCGACAACAGTCAGAATGACGACATGCCTTGGCAATGGAATATCGAAGGATCCAATGATGGCGCCGGCTGGACAATTCTCGACACACAGGACGGGCAAGATACCTGGGCGTCCAGTGAATGGCGGGAGTACGCCTTTCATAATGAAACCGCGTACACGCAGTACCGGCTGCGTTTCACGCAAGGCGGCGGATCGAATTCGGACAATTCCGCTATCGGTCAGATCGTCTTTCACCAGGCCGGGTCAACGCAGACCCCGTTCGATCTGATTGCATCGGATGTTGCCGGTATCAATGGTGGGGCCGGATTCATTGCCTCTGACACGGGTCGGCATCTTCGCCTGCGCGGGTCGGACGGGTTCTGGCGATGGCTCAAGATTGCGGAAATCATTTCGCCGACCGCCGTGAAAGTGCAGGTTTTCGGGCAGACACTTCCAGACACTGCCGCACAAAGCATCTGGCGTCTGGGGGCCTGGTCGGAAACGACCGGTTGGCCCGATACGGTCGGCTGGCATAAGAACCGTCTAGCATTTGCCGGCACGAATGCAGAACCGCAAAAGGTCTGGGAAAGCCAGACGGAAGACTTCAACAATTTTGCAGTGTCTCATGTTCTTCAGGCATCAGACGCTGTAACGGCGGGGATCCTGTCGGGGCAAGTCAATCGCATCCAGTGGCTCATCGATGACAACGATCTGATCGTCGGCACGACACGAGCAGTCAGATCACTTGGAAAGGCCACTGCACAGGACCCCTATGGCCCTGAAAATGTTGAGCAAAAACCGGAAACAAATTTCGGCACAAACGGAATCTCGCCGATCAAGGTCGGTTCCGTGCTCTTCTATTTCGGCCCTTACGGAACCGACATGAGGGAGCTGGCTTACGATCTGAGTGCTGACGGAAGGGTGTCGCAGTCAGTCAGCGAGGTACAGTCTCATCTCTTTCGAAAGGGATTGTCGGGGGCCTGTTATCAGCAATACCCGGACAGCATTATCTGGGCCTGGGACGTGAGTGGTAACGCGATTGGTTTCACCTATGAACGGCAGCAGCAGGTTTACGGAATGCACCGCCACGATTTTGGCGGCGCAATCGAATGCATGGCTGATCTTTCCGGGGCAAGATCCGATGAGGTCTGGATGATCGTCAAGCGGACGATCAACGGTGAGACAAGGCGATACATCGAGATCATGCAACGGCCATTTCTGGGCGGCCAGATCGAGGACGCCTGGCACCTGGATTGTGCAGCATTCTATGAAGGTGCTGCTGTCAGCACGGTATCAGGTCTTGACCACCTGGAAGGAAAGGAAGTGGTCCTCTACGCGGATGGCACCGACTACGCGGCAACTGTCGTTGACGGCACGGTCAGCCTTCCAAACGGCAGAACCGCGAGCCAAATCCTCATTGGCCTGGATGTGCAGGCAAGAGCGATGTCCCTGCCGTATCCTGTCAATACGCAGGACGGTTCATCAACTGGCCGCAAGATGCGGATCGATAATTGCAGGATTGCCGTTCTCGAAACTGGAACGCTCAGGGGCGGAACCGAACGCACCTACATGGACGAACTGATCCACTACGAAGCCGGTGACGCCTATGGCGAGCCAGCACCGCTGCGTTCGGGCGTTGTCGAACAGATCGTTGACTCGAGCTGGGAGGACGGGGGGCAACTTGCGCTCGAGGCTTCGGGTGGCAAACCCTGCACGATCCTTGCACTCAACTTCGGAAGAGATATGGAGCCCTGATATGTGTCATCCAGCAGTTTTGGCGGCGGTTTCGATCGCAGGGTCGCTTGCCGGCGGCGCCGCACAGGCGCAAGGAGCCCAGCAACAGGCTGAGGCCCAGGCGCAAGCAGAAGAGCAAAGAGCGAAGCTGGCAGAGCGACAGAAAGATATCAATCAGACGCAGGGATCCTTTGAGCGCAAGAGAACCCTTGAGCAATACGAAAAGAGCCTTGGTTTCAATCGCGCCGCCGGAGCCGAAAGAGGATTGTCGGAAACCGGTTCGCTGACCGATATCGCAGACGACAATGCTTTCGAAGCAGCACAAAGTATTGAGGCGATCCGCTATCGTGCAGAGGGGCAACGGGGCAACCTGACCTTCGAAGCCAATGCAGCGCGGCAGCGAGCCCAATCACACCGGAAAGCGGGACGTATAGGTGCCTTTAGCGCGATGCTGGGTGGTGTGACGGGCGCATTTACAACTCTTGGAAATGCCGTTTACGCGCGCGACAAGTGATCGCGTCCGTCACGATGCACAGGATGTGAGTGCGTCAAGAATTATTCAAACTGGGGAAGGCCTCAAATATGGCGCGATTTCAGAGATTTCAGGGGACACAATCACTTCCGGGGGTGCGTACCCCCGGGGTCGTGGCGGATACGGCTGTTGGTGCTGCGACGGCGCAATTGGGCAGGCAATTTGGCCAATCAGCGGCGGCAGTTGACAATCTGGCGGCGCGCGCACGCAAGCGTGAGAAAAACCTCAAGGAGTTCGAGGCCGCAAAAAGCGAAGAACGGCGAATTCTTGAGGCCAAGGCCAAACGCGCCGAAGAGCGCCAGAACGAGCGCTCCGCACCTACCGGGCTGAGTGAAGGAATGCTGGATTTCATAGAATCCACTGAAATCAGCGCGCGGCAGGGCGCGTCCGATGATACCGGACAAGGTTACCCGAACAAGGCAGGATTTTCGAAAGAGCAGTTGCTTCAAGACTTTGCTGCCGACGAGGCCGCAGACGGTGAAGCCTATCTGTTGAGAGGGATAGAAACGTCGAAGGAATTCGCCATTTCGGAAATCCGTGACAAACCTCATAGTATTGATCAATCGCTGGCGCGTCTTGCCGCTCTTGTCGATATCGCGCCATTGCCTTTGGCAAAAAAGGAAGTCGCACTTCGCCTGGTCACTGAAACACTGGCGGAAACCTGGCTGGAGACCCTTCCGCCTGAAGACCAGATTGCAGGTTTGGCCCAGTTAAGATCCAAGCGCGATGCAGTTGGCGAAACCACGGATGTTGAAGCAGGCGCGACGGGTTTGCAATCTGATCAGAACGTTCAAACCGAAGCTGAGCTCCCCGCTTTGTTTGAAGCAAGAGCGCAGCTGTTGCCGCCGTACAAGCAAAACAAGCTGCTCTTGGAAGCAATGAAGAAGAAAGCCGCTATCGGGTATCGTGAAGAAGCAAGGATTGCCAGCCAGATTGCAGAGAACCCGTTTTTGCTGGATCCTCGGGAAATTCGTGACAACGGAAATCTTGAAGAAGGTCAGAAGACGCAACTGCTTTCGGATCAGCAGGACCAGATCGAGGAACAGGAAAAAGGACTGGAGGCCATCAACTTGCTCTCCAGGCCCGAAAATCGCGAGTCTGACTTGCGCAAAGATAGCGGCTTGGCAGAGCGCGCCTATAAGGCCCTGGATACTGACAGGTTCAACAAAGACGAATTCGTGGAGATCCTCGTGCACAACAAGGGCCAGGTGCCACCGTCTTACCTTGCGGAGATTTCACATGGCATTCGCAACCAGGACGCATCAAAAGTTGCGGCTTCGTTCGCGAAACTCAAAAGGCTCGAGTCCGCAGCACCAGGCAGAATTTTCAGAGGTGGTGCAAATTTGGCAACGCAAAAGGCCCTGGAAATCTGGAATGGTCTCGCCGAAACGAAGGGATTGCCAGAAGAAAAGGCTGCGGAGTGGTTCTCGAAGGATAAGTTCTTGGGTGAAGTTGAAAATAGAAAGATAAATAAGTAACAACTAAATAAATTTAAATATAATTCTGGAAAATTATGTTGTTATTGAAGTATTAGACAATAATTTTTCTTTTGGAAAAACAAACTGATTTTTTGACTTTCGAAAGATAAGGGCTCGAACATGACTGTTTCAGCATTGGCGAATACCCGCGCCCAAATATCGGGTGACGGGGTGACGAATAGTGTCACGATACCATTCCAATTCACCGATCAGAGTGACTTGAAGGTAATCCATACCGATAAGCTTGGGGTGGATACGGAATGGAACTATCAGCAATCTCCGGGAAATTGGTCTTACTCCGGTGGAAATCTGGCTCCAGGAACCGTGCACTTCAACGGTGCAGATGTGTCACCAGATGAACGGCTGACCATTGTGTTGACCAGCAAATATGATCAAACGCTTACTCTCGACGGCGGGGAAATCGACCCTGCTGTTCTGGAAAAAGGGATGGACAGGACTGCCTTGCAGGTTCAGGCAATTGCAGGTGAAGTTAGCCGGGCTCTGAGGGTTTCACCAAGCCTGGAGGGGGACCTACCAGATCTGGAAGTTCCTGATCTACCAGACGGATACGGAATTGTTCGCCAGGGCGACGAACTTGTGCCTGCGCTTATCGATAGTGCTGCGATTTCAACGGCTGTAACGGCAGCCCAGTCAGCGAAAAGTTTGGCAGAGGCAGCGATGATTGGCGCCGAGACGGCGCAGACCGAAGCAGGCGCGTCCGCGTCAAGTGCATTTAACTCTGAAACCGTAGCGTCATCATCTGCTTCAAGCGCGGCCTTTTCTGCTACCGCGGCCGCTTCCGCAAAAAATGCAGCCGAGCAGGCTGTGATTGACGCGGCAACGAATGCGACCTCTGTGCTTGGCTATGGGAGAATCCCAGTCGGCGCGGCGATGCCTTGGCCAAGTGATCAGGTACCCAATTCATTCTGGGTGGTGGTTAAGGACGTCGGACAGACTTTTTTACGTGCTAGTTTTCCTCAATTGCTGGGTGCTTATGCACCGGAACGGAGCGTTGTATTAAGCAATGGCTCCCCAATTGTAACCGGGATAGGTTCCGATCAGGGTTTGGCAGTTGGAATGCCTGTTGAGGGCACCGGTATTCCTGCCAATACAACAATCCAGTCCGTCGATGGACCTGATCAAGTCACCCTTTCATCAAGCGCGTTTGCAAACGGTTCGACCTGTCGTGTGTTTCGGCATGGCAACGGTAACGGGAGTACAACGGCAAACTTTCCCGATTTCGCCGGCCGCTACGTTCGTGGCTGGGATCCATCTGGTGCAATCAATCCGGACGCCAATGGCACGCTTGGAAGCGTGCAGGACGATGCAATACAAAACATTTCGGGGGAATTTTCCAGCAGCCTTGCCCGTACAGATCATTCGTTGAATACGGCTACAGGCGCATTTGAAATCCTCACGGGAACACGCAGCAACTACGTCACCAGAACCTCTGCAACCGGCACAAGCGCTGTCGGTGCATCATTTGATGCCTCACGAGTTGCACGGACGTCTAACGAGACCCGTCCGAAATCCGTCGTGACGGCTTGGATAGTAAAGGTCGCCGATGGAATAGACGATCCAGCCGTTCTCACGGCTGTTTCGGTCATTCAAGATCTTGGGGTGGTTAGTTCAAAGGTCGATGTATTGGAGACATCTTTGGCGGCAACGTCAGATCGGATGCTCGGTGTAAATCAGGAATGGCAGGACCTTGTTTCGCAGCGAGTATTGAATACCGACTATCAGAACATCGATGGTGGTCCGATAGCAATCTCGGTGCCACAACAGGGGAGTGGAAGTACTGCGGTATTTCATGGCTTTATTCTGTATTCTGGTAAAAATCCTTCTTCTTATATGGAGATATCAAGATCAGCCAACAATACTTTTTCTGGTGATGGAGTAAATTCAGTCATTCCCGACGGCTGGTACTACAAAGTCGCGGCGGTGAATGGCGAGACACTTCATGCCTGGCTTGAACTTAGGAAGGTTGCATAATGGTTCAATACGGCTTTTTTCATCCAAGCAGTGGATATTGGGAAACAACAGGGTGGCCCTCGGACGAATACCAATTGGATTATCCGTCAGGTTGGCGTCAAGTGTCACCGAAACCAGGTGAAAATTTTCACTTCGATCCGGATACGGACACGTGGTCTCCCAATCCGCGGGCGATTTCACGCGATGAGGTCAACATCGAGCGAGATCGCCGCAATTTTCTGGATATCGTGTTCCAGGGCGTAAACTTTCAAGCAGATCAGGTTAGCAGGGGTAGGATCGGTCATGTCGTGACGTCCGCAATCGCTGCCATCATGGCAGGTGCGCAAGTCGGCGACCTCAGTTGGCATGGACAGACTGACGATTTCGCCTGGATTGCCAAGGACAATACCAAGGTGCCAATGGATGCACAGACATTGCTTTCTTTAAGCCAGGTCATGGCGGAACGGGAAAGACGACTAGTAGTTGCCGCCAATTCAATCAAGGCGATGGACCCAATTCCGACCGACTTTAATACGAATGAGCGCTACTGGCCTTAACTGCCATGCCGAATTTCGCCGAAACACACCGCCCTTAAGGCGGTTTTTTTGTGTCTGAAAGGAAGTCTCATGAAAACCAGTAGACAAGGCGTGGCTTTCGTTGAGAACCATGAAGGTTTTGTGTCGCGTGCTTACCTCGATCCGACGGGGGTCCTGACGATCGGAACCGGGTTCACCAACAGCAGCACGGTCTTTCGCACTTTCTGGGGCCGGAAGCTCAAATCCGGTGATACCATCACGCGTGATCAAAACCGGAAGATCTTGAACGCGGCGCTTCAGGACGAATACGAACCGCCCGTGCTTAACGCAATGCCTTCCAAGGCAAAGCAACATGAGTTTGATGCGGCTGTGTCGGCCGTCTTCAATCTCGGCGCTCGGTTCACGCGCTGGAAGGCATTTCAGCTTTGGGTCGAGGGTAAGAAAAAACTGGCCGCTGAGCATTGGGCGAAGAACTACAACAAGGCTGGCGGCCGGAAGCTGCCCGGCCTGGTTCGCCGGCGCAAGGAAGAGGCGTACCTGTTCCTGACCGGTGAATATGCCGGCATTGGTGAAGGCACGCAGCGCGAGGTCCGCAAGGTCAAGCCGACTGAGCCGGATCCTGTCGTGAAGGAAGCGCAGGAGGCCTTGAAGCGGTTCGGCTTTGATCCTGGTGAAATTGACGGCTGGATGGGCAAGAACACCAAAGAGGCCGTTCTGGCCTATCAGAAGACACACCCGCACCTGAACAATGACGGCATCATTGGCCCTGCCACGATGGCACAGCTTCGACGCGATGCCATTGCCGTCAAAGATAGTGTGCAGAAGGGCGGGGGGCTTTCGGTGGTGTCTGGTGTCGGCGCGTTCTTCTCAGGCCTTCCCTGGGCTTGGATTGCCGCCGGAGTTGCTGTTGCTGCGGTTGCCTTTTTCGCTTGGCGCTATCGGGATGTCATTCAACGCCGCTGGAACAAATTCCGTGGCCGCGAGGTGGCGTGATGTGGGGCAAGATCGCTTCCCTTTTCCTGTCGGGTCCGTTCAATCGGATTTTCAAGAGCATCGATCATGCGGTCAGCAATGACAGCAAGCGGCAGGAAATCCGGGCAAATGCTGTCAACCGCTATGCGGAAACGGCGGCGGAAGAGCGCGCAGACGCCAGGCGCTATCGCGCTTTCTGGTTCATCTGGTGCCTCTTCTCCGGATCGGTCGGGTTCTGGTTTCTGGCCATCACCTTTGACACGGTTTTTGATTTTTCATGGTCGGTGGCGGATTACCCGCCGTCGGTCAAGCCATATGTCGACACCATCGTTGCCTCAATCTTCGGATCTGGCGGCCTGGTTGCGTCGGCTCAAGCACTCTCAAGCGCGATCCGGGGGCGGCGTTGAAAACTTTGATGGAATGGTTTTGGTCGATGCCGTTGACCAAGATAGGCGTGATTGCAGCCTTTGCGGCGATTGGTGCGGCTCTCCCGAAAGATCTTTCACCGCGTGATCGGCTGGCAACGTTCTTTGTCGGCTTCATGGCTGCTCTCGTTTTTGGTGAACCTCTGCGCGAGCTTCTTGCGATGTCCGATAGCTGGGCTTTTGGCATGGCGGGAATTCTCGCGATGACCGGCCGCAATCTTGCGGTTTTTGTAATCCGCGCAAGCCGCGACCCGGTGGGGGCCGCTGCCAAGGTCTTGAACATGTGGCGCGGTGGGAAACACGACTGAGCGACAGCTCGAAATCTCATAGGAGTAATAAACATGCCCGCTGAACTTGAAGTGACGTTCGCCCCTGTCTCGGGTCGATCGGCAAACGGCTCTGCCATGCCTGCTTTCGATGGCAATGCAAGTGCATCTGAAACAATGGCGACTGCAAACACGCCTTCAACCATTGCCGCCGGAATTCTGGACTTTGCCCGCCTGGTGAACTCCGGCGATGCCGCAATTTATGTGGCGATTGGGTCGACACCCAATCCTCTTGTCGCGCCGCGCTGGTTTCTGGGTGTCGGTCAATCCCTGATCGTCAGTTGCCCGGAAGGCGGAAAAGCCTCTTTCGTCGCAAAATAGGTCTCGGCCGGTTCGGCCAACAAGAGGATGTATTCCAATGGATTTGGGGTTTGAATTCGGACTGTCTTTGCCGTCCGGCTCTTCAAGTGCGCCGGGCGCTCCCTCGGCGCCAAGCGTTATTGGTCTTTCTGCAACGTCCGTTTCTGAAGGCGTATCGCCTGGCGCTGTTGTCGCGTCAATTTTCAGCAACGGAACGGCGCCGGTTACGCTTTCGAAAGTTTCCGATCCGGACAACAAATTCAATGTGGTTGGCTCAAGTCTCACCCTGGCTGCTGGCCTGGATCATGGAACTGCCACGAGTCACACGGTCCGGATTCGAGCGCAAAACTCTGAGGGCTTCCACGAGCAAACGTTTGTCATCAACGTGATTGACGTTGTGGTTGCTCCAACTGTGCTTAGACTTTCGAGCACCGAGCTTACCGAAGACGCTTTGCCTGGATCAATTGTCGCGACGATTTCCAGCGATGGCGATGCGCCTGTAACGCTCGTTGAGGTTACAGATCTGGACAGCAAATTTTTGGTTAACGGAAGCAATCTTGAACTTGCCGCCGCAGTCAGCGCACCTGCAAGTCATGATATCCGGATCCGTGCAAGCAATGGTGGTGGGGGTGTCGAGCAAACTTTCACAATCAACGTTGTGGAAGCTTCGCCGAATGATGACAAAATCAAGTCTCTCGTTATCGATCCTGAAGGCTGGAAAGCAACCATGACCGTCACGAACGCGGTCGATGGGGGAACTTACAGCGGACTTAACAACCCGTCATCGCCAGGGCTGTTGCTCACCGTAACATCCAAGTCCTGGGACATTGCCGGTGTTGAGACCACAACTCAGCGCTCGGTGTTCGCGACCTCTGTCATTCGCCAGCCGTACCCGAATGGACCGCTTCTGCAGGAAATGGAAGTGACTTCCAATCTGGAAGTGGTTCTGTCGTTGTCCGCGAGGATTTATGCCGGCGATACCGTAACGGCCGTTGCCGCGGCTTCTCTCTACACTGACAACGGCAGCGGCGGATCAGCAAGCGCCAATTCGGGCGGGGCAATCGCGACCGTCACAAACGGCTCAACCGAAGCGTACAGAAAGCCTCAAGCCGTTTGGCTGGAGCTCGAAGATCAGGAAGTCAAAAGCGCTGCCTGGGCGCCCAAACTGTGCGTCTACCATCGCCATGCTCAACAAGGCAGGCCAGTTCGTGCCGTCAAGTTCATTGCCTCTGATGGTACAAACACGGTTGAGAGTACCGTTTCGGCTCTCACGACCAGCCAGTACAGTGCATCCGGACTGTACACCAACTATTTCCAACCAAACTGGAACCTGTCTTCATTGACGGATGGCGAGTACATCACAGTCGATGCTGTCATTTTTCCTTGGGTCGGAGATGCGTTTCAGCTCACTGTCGACGGCGCGGAATACCCGAGCCCGAACATTTCAACCCTCCGGGCGATCTGCAACATCGGCGACACGATGTACAACAAGGTCTACGCCTATGTGGACGGGACCGGGACGGGGTCTCCTGCTGCAAAAACAGATGAGGCCACAGCAAAGGCCAATCCGTTTGCAAGCTTCGCAGCAGCAGCAACAGCCGCCAAGGCAGTCAACCTGGCTGAAAATGGTTGGAACAACCTTTCCGGCGTTGACTTGGTGCTAAGTTCAGGGACGACCTATTCCGATAGGCTGAGTGGCATGGGCGGTGCGCTGGATAAGCTCCCATGCACCATGCGTGGTGAAGACGCAACCGCAGTATTGACGGATGGAATGTCAAGTGCATCCGGCAGCACGATCCCACCGATCCTGCATGTTCGAGATATCTACATTCGCAAAGAACGTAACTTTATTATGTTCAGGGGCGACAACACGGGAAATGGTTATCTTGCCTTTGAAAACTGCGCATGCTCGTTCGCCAATGGTGAAGGTAGCTATGAAGCCTTAACGTACCAATATGGACGCGGGGCAGTTATCAATTGCACGGGTCCCTATATCGGCTTGTGCGGTCAATTCGGAACCACCCAAGGCGGCATGCTTTTCGCTGGTAATGCGTTTGGGGGCAACCAACCTTACAACATGGTAGCCTGCAACGCCGCCCAGATAGCTGCGAATAATCACCAGCTTGGCCAGGCCGACGGCTCCGTTTTTGCTTGGAATACCGTGTCGAGGTCCGGCAACAATGGCAATGCCATTCAGTTCCAAGGAGACGCGTTCGGGGACCAGGGCGTTGCCGTAATAGGTAATGTTGTTGAGATACACACGCTCGTCGGTTCGCAAACCGCGTTCCTTGTCTTTGGTGATGGTGACACATCCACAGTAGAAAACCTGTGCGAGGCTATGAACACCATTGTCGGGCAGCGCACTAACTTCCTGTACAACGACATAGGCACGGTATCCATACCAAAAGACGGGGTGTCAAAACTTTCGTACCACTGGCAGTTCAACCAGAAAGGCGACTACGACATTGACCAGCCTATTGTGGGCAATTGGGCTAGTCGTCATGGCGTCGACACGAAGGTTACGGCCATTCGCGACAGCGCCGGAAATGATAATTACAGCTATCAATCTTGGCTTGGCGAGCAATTAGGTGATGATAAATCAGCCAATGCAGAAGGTCCGTTCCGCCACGTCTTCAACCCGTTCCAGGCGGTCAACCCGGATTGGGTCAACGACCAGTCGTCAAATACTGGTGGTCCTGGCGGTGGTGACTATACGCCCGGTGCAAGCAACACGCTTCCGAAAATTCCGGCGGGGCAGACCGAATTTGCCGTAGACCAGAAGGGCAGGGCGATCCCGCTCGATGGCACAGCGGTTGTCGGTGCACTTCAGCAGGTTGTGTAA